TTATTATTCATCAAAGTTACTATGTCTTTAATATTTTGTGGTAATTCAATAAGCCTTTTATTAATTTTACGAGTATCACCAATTGTTGTATTCCCGTCTTTATTTCTAACAGGTCTCATTTGTTTTCCTGAATGAGTAGTTCTTGAACCCATAAAAATATTAATTTTTGCTCTTAGTGTTGAGAATAAATTAGACCTACCTTCAGCAAACTTTTTATCTGTAAAAAATTCCCTGCCCAATGGTCTATATTTTCTAGTATTGGTAAAAAATTCTTGAAAACCCTCTTTTACAAGATTAACTAAAACTTCGGGTTTATTTGGAGGTACTTTTAAAGGTCGAGTAAGAAAAGATTCTAAACTAGGAGACCTTTCATATCGTGTACCCGTAGGAGTCATCGTTGGAGTAAAAACATGATTTAAAAATGCGTTGTCTACCTTTATTCCTAGAGGTGGGTTTTTTTCAATTTTATTTTTATTGAGTGTATAAATTTGAAAAACTTGTTTATTACCCATTCTTTTATTTATTGTTTTTCTTAACCATCTACTAAATAAATTAAATGCTTCGGGATTTAAAAATTTTGTAAAATCACCTGCGTTAATATCATACTCAACTCCTGAAATCGCTTTTAATTGGTATTTTTCCAACCAACTATATTCACTATTCAATGGTTCAATATTCAAGTTTCTTTTTTGTAAGTTATTAAGTCTCATTTTTGTTCTATAAAAACTTCTCGCTTCGATTTCAAAACCATAAGCATTAGAAGAGGGTTTAAAAATTAAAAAATGGGTATCTAATTCTCCGTCATAACGATTTGTCACACTTAATGATATATTTGCTAATCCCGTAATTCTTAAAAATTGCATTTCTTTATCGTTTTTATTTCTATCCTGTATTCTATAAGGCATATCATTCCTATTATTAGCATAAGTAGAATTTCTGTCGGGCCTTACCTTCATAGTTAAATTTTGTAGTTTTTCATTAAACTGAATTTCATTTAGATTTTTTCCAAATAAATTTATAAAGTAATAACCTTGTGGTGTCGCTACCATATCTATTTGTTTTTTTAAATAGTTAATAACATTATTAGAAGTTGAACCCATACCTGATATTTTATAATCAGTTATCATTCTACCCTGCCCAAAAGAAGTTAAATCTAAAATTTCCGTCGAATTTTTATCACCTACTTCAGGCTTGTCAATACTCATAATTTCATTGTAAGTTTGAGCAGACATATCTATTTCTAATAATTCATCTTCTTTTAAAAACTGCCCATTGTTATAATAACTACCTTCATACTTTTGATACCATCTAATATTAGGGAATTTTGTCAAAAGGTCCCTTACTTCTTCTCTACCCATCAATCCCTTGTAAATCATCCTACTCGCCTCTCAGTTCTTTTATCCACATTTTTATTTCCAGCCTTACCGGGTAATCCACTAAACCTTTTATCAGGTGGGGAAGACATTCTTGGTTTTGATATATAATCAGTTTTTTCAGAAACTTCTCCCGCTACTTGCCCTTTAGATTGACCGCTCATAAGGGCTTGTTCTTGTAATTGACCCAATTGTGAAGCGTCAATATTAGTTCCAGCATATTTATCAACGGGTATCTGTTTATCTTTTTTATTCGAATTACTATCTACTTCCACCTTTGTTAATTCATCTGCTGGGAATTTTTTAAACGAAAAATCACCGTCTTCATTCATATCAACTTCAAACCCAAGATTTTTCATTTGGACAGCAAGATTAATCTCCATTTCTCTTCTTCTTAAAACTGCCATTTCGTCTTCTTCTTCCGAACGCAAAAGTTGTACTCTCCAATCTGTAATTCCAAATTGGTCCATCATAAACGGGAACAAATATTTGTTATACACACTTTGAGCCATTTCAACAGCACGATTAGTGACCAAAATTTGCATACCTTCCGAATTAAGTCCACCTGAAGCAGTATTATCTGCCATAAATATATTACTCACACCGTAGAAAGCGGAGATTCTTGTTCTCAAATCTTCCTTCACGGCAGTATAATCCATTTCCTTCAAAGAGTTCATAAACGGAATCCATTCGACAGAACCACGAGAACCACCTTCCGCTTCAATACCCATAATTGGAATATAATGAGGGTCTTGTTCTAACTTTTCTTTAACACCCTTCCAATACTTTACTAGAGATTCCATGTTATTTGTTTGCACAGCAAGAATACCTTTTGGTGTTCTCATTTTTTGATATGAGGTACTAATATAAGACTCCATAGCCTGTAATGTAAAAATATAGTTAAACAAGGTAATTACAGGTGGGTGTCCGTATAAACGGGTAGGGCCATATTTACTAAAATGCACTACCTCTCCCGTAATATAATGTTGTTCGGACTGAGAAGTTTTATTGGTAAATTCAATTGCGTGTAAATTACTACCACATATGCCACACTTTTCATATCTCTCTTCAGAAATAAAATCTCTATGTGTGACACAAGTATATCTTGAATGCCCCCTATCACCATCTTCATCAACTTCAATAAACATAGTCGTTGGGTCACCTCTATATATCTCGTTAATTTTAGACATGGCAATACACCCGTCTTCTTCTAAAAAGTAATCTTTAACAAGAATTAAAAAGGCATCATCCATTACATTTAAGTCTGTTTCCAATTCCTTAAGAACATCAATAAATAATTGATGAGATTCATTTACATGGTTCTTAAAAAAGTTTTCAGCATAAACCTTTTGTTTATAACTTGGCTTTCTTAAATCTTGTGACCCACAGTTCATACATTCATCAACAGTTTTTTGGTGTTCATATCCACAAGAATTACACTTAAGGTCAAAAGCCTTCTTCCATTCATAACCTCTACGAAAAACTTCATTCTTAAGTTGAACTAAACAAGTTCTTACAACAGTTGAGTTTTTAGCAGTATCATAAAGATAACGCCCTGCGTAATGCTGGGGGAATCTACGCTCTTGAATACCTAAATTGTAAACATCCTTTTCAACAGGGATAGGTGTTCTTCTCCTAATCAACTGTCTAAATCTATCTCTTAGTCCCATATTTATTCCTCCTTAACAATAGAATCCATTTCGTTCATCAATTCCCATTTACAATTATCCTTATATTTTGAAATGTTGTCTACTTGTATGTCATATTTTTCAAACTCAACAGCACCTTGATTACGAGCGTCCTTCCAATTTTCCCACTTAATAAGTTTAAAAATTTCTACCATTCTATCCTTTGCCCACGGTTCTTTTTTATAGAATTTTTTAATCTTGATGGCTTCTTGTAAAAGTCGCCCTTGTTCCTTTTTCATTCTTAGATGAGGTAGGCACTTATCTAATAGTTTTGTAATATCATTTTGGCTATAAAAATTTAATCTATGTTGACTACGGCTATTTTCCCCTACCTTTTGGTCTAAGTGTAGGCGACCAATTTTAAGTTCTTTTTCCATTTCTTGAAAAAATGCTCGACCTCTATCCCCTGTGGCAATCATACCAACACGGGGAGAATAAGACGAATCCATAGTAATATAACCATCCGAGTCAATAAACCCTGCTACATATCCATAAAGGTCCTTTTTAATTTCATCACTAAGAATGTAATAATTTCCATTTACATTGGTTGCATTAATTTTTCTTAGCATTTTAGAAATAGTCTGAGGAGTTGTAGAACGATGATAACTTTTAGGCATCATAGAATGAATAGCGTTGCTGGAAATACCGGGATTATTACATATTGTTTTAATTATTAAATTATCCAAAACTTCCTGCCTTGACTTGCGAATTGCCTGATGAGATATTTCTTTTAAAATGGACCTGATGCTTTTTTTACTTTCCTTGAATACTTTTGTGTAATCAGCATATTCTTTACCATAATCTAATTCATTCTTAAAAATATCGGCTTCCCACATTTTAACCAAATTGTCAATAATTTCTTGGCGTTGACTTCCATCCTTAATATGTTCTAATTTCCTCAATGTGACTAAATCGGGAGTAAGCATCTTAACTGCTGATTTATACGGAGAAAGCCAATATACAGAATCAATGCACTTATTCAAATGGTCACCATAAGCATTGATAAGATGGTCAATAGTTTTACTCATTTTCATTCTTGTGTCACCCTTTAATTTTCTACGCATATTTCTTAAATCTTTAACAATGTCCGGTATAGACTTATTATCAATAAGAGGTTCTTCGGGAAATGAGGAAAGCATATTTCTCGCATCAGTTAGATTAACTGAATAAATTTTAGAAATATCTTTAATTACTTCAGTTTCGTCAAATGACTGATACGGAAGCCATTGGCTAAGTTTAATTTCCCCTAACAAATTTTCTTTCTTTTGTTTTGCTTCTCGCTGTGCTTGGTCTAATTCTTCCAACTTTCTACGAAGTTCATTTGTGTCAATTTCATCTTCCTTACATATTAATTCCATATATACCACCTCCGAAATCTTGCCTTGAGGGACTTCCAAATAAGCCCCCTCCATCTATGTCTATGAAAGCATCATTAAAAGACTTTGTGGCGTGATTAGCCAATGCGAGCGCAATAACAATATCATCGTGTGCGCCTAATCCTTCAATTTTTCCCGTACTGCTAATACCGAATGCTTCAAGTTCTTGTATAATTGAATCCGAAACAGCCTTTGCCTTTTCATCCGCATAGGGTAATATAATTTTATCATTTTCTAAATTCATTTGCAAGTTAAGAATAATTTCTTCTTTCTTCTTACGGTGCATAGTAAATTCCTTAACAGGAAAATCGGATATATCACGCAGTTCCATAGCAAAAGACTTGGCAAATGTATTAGTTTCAATCATTACAACTTCGGGTTTATATCTTTCACAAAGGTCTGTAATGCGTGTGATGTGTGAACGAAAATCCATATTTTTTTCTCTTACCATCCATACCACCTTTTTATTCATATCTTCATCTACTTCTATAACCATCATTACTGTGTAGTCGCCGTCTGCTGAAAGTGAAGGGTCGTAACCAATGTAGTATTTGAATGCCTCAGTATTACCATGATAAGACAACTTACTTGTACGGTCTTTAGACTTGTCGATAAATTCCTTTCCAAATAACATCGTATTGGATGAAATTGGTATGCAAAGATATTCTCTTGTAAACTTAGAAGAACCGATTTCTCGCCTTCTCTTTTCTAAAGAATCTATATCCCAACGGGAAGGCCAAAGAGCATCACCTGTTTGATTTATTGCTGGATAGCGTTGCACATCATATTCAGGGTTTTCCTCCAATGCGGCGAATATATCAGTATATGTGAAAGGTGTGCCGACCATCCGTAAAGTAGCGGTGTGGTGGAGAGTAGGAATCATGTCACCCCAAAACCAATCTGTAACTCGCTGTATAGCGGCTACGGAGAACTCCTTCATAGGGTCGTCAATAATAATCTCTTGAGGGTGAAGTCCACGAATCTGTGAACCAACGGAACGCTCAAGTATTTCATTCCCGTTTGTTAATCTCATTGAACCGACAGCCCAACCTGCTTTAGGTTTGTATTTTCTTAGGGCAGGAATGTTTGTGAACATTCGGTCAATATCTTTCATGTGAACCATTGTCTGTTTTTGGTTTGATGAAATGTAAATCATTTGATATGGTGGAGGCTGAAAAATTAATTGGTAGATACACCAAGAGTGAAAGAATACAGACTTTCCGTGGTCACGGGAACAAATGATTACAGTTCTTTGTGTGTCGTGAACTGATTGTAGCCAATCACGGTGAAAGTCTGCCATTTCCATTCCAAGAATTTTTGTAAAGAAATATTCAAAATTACCATCGGAGGCTTTCATATCCATTTCTGTGAGTAAATCCATTATTGTTCCTCCTGTTCGTGTTCGGGTGAATAGAATACAGGTAGGCTACTATTTCTTCTTAATCTATTATATTGTCTGTTGTGAAACCGCACTAATTCTAAATTATTATTTCTTGCTGCCCTTGACCTCATACGATTATGAAATTTACGCCTATCTATATCATCCATATTATAGTATTCTTCCTTTGTGGTTGTTAATCCTAAAACAGATTTTCCACCATGTTTTAAGGAAGCAAAGGTAGGGTGTTGACTTTTTTGTCTAAGACGGCTATACATTCTACTATGAAATAATTTTTCTTCTCCTTCTGTTTTATGGTACATACTATGATGATATTTTATCTTTTCACTATCCGATAATGTTTCATAAACATCTTGTGACAGTTCCGTGTATGGCATAGGATTGCCTTGTGGAGTGACATTGCCTTTATGTTTTCTTCTATTAGTTTCTAATTCTAAGGAATAGAAATCCTTATGGTTTCTCCCTTTCCCTCTCAGCCTATATATTTGTCTTTTATGGAACCTATACAATTCCTGTAATTCTACCATTTCTTTATACATCGGTGATTCTTCATTAGTGACATTATGAGTTCGTTGTAATTGTTTTAATCTTACTTCATAGGCCCTAGTCTGTCTATTATGCCATTTTCTTCTATCATCCGAAGACGCCCTTTCGTATTCCTCAGCATTACGAATATCCACACGCTTTAGTATTTCCCAAGCCTTCTTCATCTAAATAGCCCCTTAACCTTGTAAATAACATCAGTGCTTACTCCAAAAATAACAGATAAACTATTAAAGGATGAATTAGAATTTACGATACCTTCTACATCACGAGCATACAAATCTATTCTATCTTCTTTAGCGATTAAATCTAATACATACTCCATATGTTCAACATTTTCTGTTTCTAAATAAGCCTTATATATTAATTGACTATCCTTATCCCTTATCAAATCTAATGCCTCTAAGTAGGATTTATACATATTTTCCACATCACCCATTTCTTGTTTAACTCTCAATGGGTTATTTTTCATAGTATTAATTAATTTTTTACGCTCTCTATCCATTCCGGATTCTAAGGAATACTGTATAAAGTCTTCGTCTTCTAAAATGTCAAACAATTGCAATTCTGAAAAATCAACATTTGCTTCTTTATATGAACCGAGAGGTTTTCCAAATACCTTTACCTGTTCATCTAAATTTATTTCAGTATTAAAAGTACCGGCAGAAGTCAAGAGTTTAAACATTAATCCACCCAATGAATTTTTAATTTTCTTGGTTATGTCAGTAACTATATTTCTTTTATTCTCATCATCACCAATTACTAAATCTGCCATATATAAATCTCTAAAGATAGGTTGAACTTGTTCAAAATATTTTTTAGCATCTACACTTGAAAGTCTACTATAAAATTTTATTTTATCAAAAAATTCATTAAGAGAAATTAAATCTTTCTTTGTAATTGGGATATTACTTGTAGTGGTGATTCTTCTTTGCATTCCCGATAATACAGATTTTCTTGATTTGGTAGAAAGAGAAATAATTTTCTTATAATTTTTATCTCTTGTAAAGTCGGGAGCATCTGTCTTAAAAAACATTCTTGCATCCATCGCTTCATAGTAATAACCGTTAACTATTCTAACAAGTTCATCGTAAATAAATACTAATTGCTGTCCAACATCATCAGGGTTTGCTTCTGCAAATTTACCTGCTATTGGCGGGTAGTTTCTACCTTGAGTAAGTGTTGTTTGTGCGCTACCCTTCATACTACCTCTTGCTCGATTTCTATTAAATTTAGTAGGATTAGAAATATTTTTTCCACTTTCAATAATTTTAAATAAATCCTTAGCCATTTTATTTACTTCATCAACATACTGAATGTATGATGATACGGGTTTTTCCATTTTTGTAAATTCGACGGTGGCAGGAGTACCCATTTTAAATTCTAACTGATAGTATTCTAAGTTAAATATAAAGCGACCATCCTCTCCTTCTAATTTATTTAAAAAATATTTATTTTTTGAATCATCTATAATAGAAAATGTGTAACTATCTCGATTTACTAAATCAGTAATTAATTCCTCAGTAAAGGCCCTAATTTTAATCAATCTACTTTCTATAATTTCTGGCCTCACATTAGTCAATACACTTTCTAGTTCTTTCTCAATCATTTCTCTTAACTGTTCTGCAAGATTTTCACTAATATAAAATCCACCTTTATTATAAGCACTAAGAAGGGAAAGGGGGTCGCCTATTCTTTTTATTTTTCTTATATCTTCTAATACACTTTCGGAAGTATTTACAGATATATCCATAGAAGCACCCTGCGTACTTTCAACACCTGTGTCTGTTTCGGAATATTGCCTTTCTTCTCTCATGTTAACATCTTCGGCTTCTTCAAAATACCTTTCGTAGTTAGCAGTATTTCCTAAAATGGGTTTAATAAACTCATTTGCTAACTTAATTAAGGTGACTTTATTTTCAAACTGTTCCATCGAAGGATTACCTTTATATGTAACTGTAAATTTAGGAATTTTAATATTCTTCTTTAGAAGATTATTTACTAATTTTTCTAATTCACGGTCATCTCCTTGATTGTCTTGTATTGATTGTAGGTCAACCTTTTTGGGTTTGCCGGTTTCTTCGTCTATACCAAATACATCTCTAAATTGTAAATTATCCATATAAATAGGGAGACTTATATTATCAAGAGAATTGAATAAAGTGTCTGTTTCTTCCCAATATTTATAAATACCCTCTCTATCATTCTTATCATCTAAATCGAATTTTCTAAAAAATTGAATAATTTTATCTAAGTCTTTGTCAACTTCAATTTCAGGGGCTTCCTTAGTTTCACCCAAAGCACTTACTAATTTCTGTAAAAATGTTTCTATTTCGGGATAGTCTCTTACATATTCAAGATTTTCTATACTCGACAATTCGTTAA